CTACTATTGTTACTATTGTTCATGAGTTACTGAGACAGCTCATACTATTGTTACAATTGTTGTGAGTCTGGTCAACTACACCAAGAAAGGAGGAATCCGACCTAATTCAGTCAAATACCGAACCGAAGAACGGTGGGTAGGCTGGCGGTGCGAAGTGACGCGCGTGAAATATGACTCGTGAGTCCGTGAACGTTAACGGAAGTGTGATAGTAAGTGCAGCCTTGGCAAGCTGTAACCACTATGTTCGGCAGAACGGAGCGCTATCCTCAGCGCAATAAGAGAGGGTGAAACCGATCGTAAGTGAGGCGAGGAAGATTCTCGTTAAAGTGAACAAACCATGTGTAAGTCCGAAAGTTTAGCCAAAGCTGGAGGAGTGCTTACCGTCAAGGAGGTCGCCTATGTATACTAAAACCGATGTGAAACAGAGGCAGCAGGAAAACATAGAGGAATACTTTCCAGTCTACACAAAGAGGCCGTGGCAGCCTTTCGATGACGGTGCAGCAGATAAGTTCTTTCACTCATGTGTTAATGAGTCAGGAACCGTGGTTCTTCGAGATGTACAGAATGCGATTGAGCTCGTCTTAGGAATGAAGTTCGAGGAGGATGAACTAGTTCCTCGCAGTAAGTACACTCCTGACATGATTAGAACGCAATGCCAGGCACAGATGGATGGTGGTCGAATGGGAAAGTACGACCCTACAATTCTGAAGCAGGCGTTCGAAAAGGTCAGACGCATGTTTACCGTCCCTGAACTGAAGCCCTTACCATTAGAAGAGGTGCCGTATGTCCCAAGCACTAGCGCAGGACTACCCACAATGCGTAAGAAGGCGGAGGATTACCCCAGGGCCGTCCAAGAGGCTCGGAGTCTTCATGAGAATCCGAGACAAGCCCCACAACCGACTGTTCTTTTCCATCGTGGAAAGAATGAGGAAGCTGCGAGGTATGTAAACGGTTATCCGTTTGCAATGACGCTGTTGGAGGGTAGATTCTTTTACCCATATCAGTCAGCAATCATTAAGCATCATACGCCATATGCTGGTGGCCGCTACGATTTTGAGACGGGAGTTTTATTGAACGAAGTAACTGTCAAGAGTAGATTCGTGGCTGAGCTGGATTACTCGAAGTTTGACACATCAATACCTGTCAAGTTATCCAGCATGGCATTTCGTATTATTCGCGAGTGCTTTGTCATGAGTGAAGATGATGTAGCTGATTGGGAAAGGATCACACGCTACTTTCATACCAGCCCGTTCCTGTGTCCTGATGGATACATCTACTCAGGTAGAAGACATGGGGTTCCAAGCGGTAGCAACTTCACACAGATTGTGGATAGTATTGTTAACGCGATATGTCTGGAATATGTTGCTAGGAGACAAGATTTCAAGATCATCCGGTACTTTGTACTAGGTGACGATGTGGTGATGGGAGTTGACAGGCCTATCTCACTTGAAGCTACTGCAGCCACGTTGCAGGAGTTGGGAATCAAGCTCAATACTGAGAAGAGCAAAGTGCATGCTGGTCAAGAACCGATTCACTTCCTCGGTCATGATGTCGTTCGCATGACCATGCGTCGTCCACTTCGGGAGACGCTAGTGAAGCTGCTGACACCGGAACGTATTCGAAATGAATACTTCTCGAAACGTCCAGAAGTAAGACGTCAAGCTTTCATTGAGCGATTGCGCAGCTATCAAGATGACAACCCAGATGCTTGGGAGGCCCTTGAAGCGCTAATTATTTTCTATCAGGCAAGTGATCATATAAGGAAAGAGTTAGTCGCCAAAGCTAGACGGAAAGGTATGTGGCCTGGCAAGGTCGCGTACATATACTACAATCAGTGGTATGGTCCGCTAGATAGTCTTGAGATTAACGAGAAAGCTCGTTGGGCTCCTGAAAAGAGAGACCGAAAACTG